TAAGGTTCTCGCATTGCCGCACAACGGCCCTGCTGTAGAAACCTACGAGACCGCGTACTGGGAAAAGCTGAACGAGTTGATGGAAGAAGCCAAGCAGGGGGACAAATGACAGACGCAGATATCAAGGCCGCTGTGGAGGCGGAGCGCGAGGCTATCCTAAAGATATGTGAGGAAAACGATACAGTGCGTAGCTGCATCGCAGCTATAAAGGCCAGAAGTTGGGAGGTATCAGAATGAGCAAAGTTGACCCCGGTGTTGCTAGAGCAGATCGCAGATTGTGGTGTTCCGTTGTTATTCAGGCCGCTGCTGATATGGACTTAACGATCCCGAACGTAACCCCGTCTGCCCGTAGGCCCAATCCACACGTAATCGCAGATGAAATAAAGGCCATCCGTGGGGAAGCACGTAAATGGTTTCTGTCTACGGATCGTTCAGTAGGATCATTTGGTTGGATATGCGACACAATGGATCTGGACTACTATAAGATTCAGTCCCTCAGCATGACCAGAGAAGGTAGAAAGATGTTGACTGGAGACGATAGGCGTATGAGGGCCAATAAGGAACACGGAGAAGCCGGGGATGAATGAGCCTGAATTAGTTATCAACGAAGAAGCTATGCGGGTGCTGATCGACCGGATTGAGTTTCTAGTTTGGAAGGTAGAGAGACTGACCGCCGAAGTAGAAGCTATGAAAGATAAGTTTCAGTGGTATCTAAGCGACAAATAACGGAGTGCGAAATGCGTAAGAAAGTAAAAACGCCTAAGAGAGTAAAAAAAGTAGATGTTGTTAATCATCCTCCCCACTACAAGCATGGTGGAGTCGAGACGATAGATTTCATTGAGGCTAAACAGCTAGGGTTTTGCTTGGGCAATGTGGTCAAGTACATCTCTCGTGCAGGGATCAAGTCACATAATCCATTGGAAGATCTGAAGAAAGCCCGTTGGTATCTTGACCGCGAAATCTCACGCTTGAGCAAGTAATGCAAATCATCACCGTTGACTTTGAAACCTACTACGACAAAGAGTTTTCTTTGTCCAAGATAACTACAGAGGGATACATACGTGACGATAAGTTTGAGGTTATCGGTGTAGGTATCGCCGTAGGTGACGCAGACCCGGAGTGGTTTACCGGCACACATGACGAGATCAAGTCGTGGCTTGGTCGGTTCGACTGGGCCAATTCGTTCGTGCTTGCCCACAATACGATGTTCGACGGGGCCATCATGTCTTGGCGATTCGGCATCAAGCCGAAGGGTTGGCTAGATACCCTGTGCATGGCGCGGGCGATACATGGAGTGGATGCGGGCGGCAGTCTGAAGGCATTGGCTGAACGATATAACTTAGGAGTGAAGGGTAATGAAGTCCTTAATGCTCTGGGTAAGAGACGTCGTGATTTCACCGATGGCGACCTTGTGCGCTACGGTGCTTATTGCTGCAATGACGTTGGGCTTACTTACAGTCTTTTTAATGCTCTATCTACTGGATTTCCTGTTAAGGAACTTCGTGTCATCGACACAACGCTTAGGATGTTTATTGAGCCGACGCTAGAACTGAATCTTCCGTTGCTTGAGATGCACCTTGAAGCGGTGAAGGACAAGAAAGCCAAGCTGTTAGCTGCGGCCAACGCCGACAAAGACACACTGATGAGCAACGACAAGTTCGCCGAGTTGCTTAAGACTGTCGGGGTAGACCCGCCCAAGAAGATAAGCGCACGTACCGGCAAGGAAGCATGGGCGTTCGCCAAGACTGACGAGGAGTTCAAAGCATTACTTGAACACCCAGACCCCCGCGTTCAAGTGCTAGTCAGTGCTAGGCTTGGGAATAAAACTACACTTGAAGAGACTCGTACACAGAGATTTATAGATATCTCTTTGCGTGGGAATCTCCCAGTACCCATCAAGTACTACGCAGCACACACCGGCAGATGGGGTGGATCAGAGTCGATTAACCTCCAGAACTTGCCGTCACGCGGTGCTAACGCAGGGCGACTCAAGAAAGCCATACTTGCTCCCGAAGGGCACGTCATCATTGACTGTGACTCCTCGCAGATCGAAGCGCGCACGGTGGCGTGGCTGTCCGGACAACAAGATCTGGTAGATGCGTTCGATAAGGGCGAGGACGTATACAAGATCATGGCTTCATCCATCTACGGCAAGCCAGTAGAAGAAGTTACAAAAGACGAAAGGTTTGTAGGCAAAACGACAATCTTGGGTGCCGGGTACGGCATGGGCGCGGCCAAGTTCCAAGCACAGCTAAAGACGTTCGGGGTGGACACGCCGCTAGAGGAATGTCAGCGCATCATCGACGTGTACCGCAAGACATATACAGCTATTCCTGCGTTGTGGAAGCAGGGGCAGAAGTGCCTTGATTCGATCATCTCCAACAACGCCGCCAATTTCGGTGTGGTTGATGCCGTTCAGTTTGACCCCCGCGAGTCGGGATTCCTGTTGCCCAGTGGGCTGTGGCAGAGGTACGAAGGACTTACGAAGCGGGAAGATGGCGAGGGCAAGGCGCAGTATGAATACAAGACCCGCCGTGGCATGGTGAAAATCTACGGGGGCAAGGTCGTGGAGAACATCTGCCAAGCTGTCGCACGCTGCGTAATTGCAGAGCAGATGGTGCGGATTGCCAAGAGGTACAAAGTTGTACTCACAGTGCATGACGCCGTTGCTTGTATAGCGCCCGAAGCTGAGGCTGAAGCGGCACAGCAATACGTTGAGGAATGCATGCGGTGGCGTCCCGCTTGGGCCGCTACGCTACCGCTTAATTGTGAGTCTGGTGTCAGTAAAAGTTACGGAGGCTGCTAATGAAGGACGAAGAGGCTATCCGCAGAATGTATGAAGGGTTCGCCATGTGCGGGCTAATCATGCGCGGTTCCATGACTGGGCAAGAGATCGTGTACGTGGCGCGCAAACTGGCCGACGCCATGATAAATCTGCCAGTAGATGACGAAGAGGATACTGGCGGCTTGGCCGCTCTCAAGAAGAAGCGTTATGCGCGAGATTAAATACACATGGTCATACTCATCGCTCGACCTGTTTAACCAGTGTCCGCACAAGTATTACCGGCTCAAGGTAAAGAAGGACATAAAGGAACCGCCGTCCGAGCATCTTATCTATGGGTTGGATGTACACAAGGCGGCTGAGGACTACATCAAGGAAGGCAAGCCGATCCCGGAGAAGTTCTCGTATCTCGTGCCTGCGCTTAGCAAGCTACGTTCGTACAAAGGAGAACATCTTTGTGAATACAGGATGGGGTTGACCCGTAACCTGCAACCCTGCAAGTTCTTTGATAAGCAGGTATGGTGGCGCGGCATCGCTGACCTGATCGTGCTGCAAGGCGACTCAGCGAAGATCGTTGACTACAAGACGGGCAAGTCTGCCAAGTATGCGGATACCAAGCAGCTTGAGTTGCTCTCGCTCGCAGTTTTCAAGCACTTCCCGAAAGTAAGGCGGGTGAAGGGCGGCTTGCTGTTCGTAGTAGCTAACGAGTTCGTCAAGGATGAGTACGACGCGACACAGGACAAGATATATTGGCAGCGTTGGTTGACCAATACTTCAAGACTGGAGAAGTCGTTTGAGACCAACGTGTGGAACCCACGCCCGAACTTCACGTGCGGTAAGTGGTGCCCTGTGAAGGATTGCCTACATAACGGGAAGGAAGAACATGGCAGATATAAAGGTTAAGTTGAGCGAGGCTGGGTTTGAAGGGCGCGGGATGTTTCATGATTGGGAGTTTTGGGCACCCGACAGTAATCGTGGTGCGAACGGAGATATTGAAAGGTACACCGTTACAAACAAATCCGGCAACGCGCTTTTCGTACGTGTCAAATTGTTGGGTGGGGAAGAACAACTTCTTGCGGTTGAAGAACTTGAGTTCACCCTAAAAGGCGGGATAGAACATAACGACTTCAGTACCTTCTTGGAGTTAGTCGAGAAGGCTAGAGAAGTACACGGTATCTTAAACGGAGATAAACATGGCAAAAGCTAGAGACTACAAGCACGAGTACGCTGCATATCAGGGTAAGCCTGAGCAGATCAAGAACCGAGCCAAGCGCAACAAGGCCCGTGCCGATATGGAGAAGGCAGGCCGAGTTCACAAGGGCGACGGTAAAGATGTTGACCACAAGGTTCCGTTGAGCAAGGGTGGTTCAACCGGCAAGAGTAACCTGCGCGTCAAAAGCGTCCATACCAACCGTTCGTATAAGCGTCGGTCGGATCACAAACCTGCTTGACTAGTTGGTTTGCCCGGAGTACGATACGAATGTTCATGTCGCCAAGGTAAGAGTGGCGTAAAACCTTATCTGTTAGGGCTGTGAGACTCCAGAGCGCCCCTCGCGGGGTTAACTACCTACAGTGACCTAACCGATTCGCACCCGTAAGGTGCCGCTTAACTGAAAGTGGAAATGTCGCTTTCAGACGTTATTCCATTGGAGTGCAAATGCAGATCATAGAAAACAAAGCGGTACTTTTGAAGCTACGCGACCCGAACAGGGTTACGTCAGTGGTGCCTAATTCAAAAAGGCTGAACGATACCGACGTGCTAGTGAAATGGGGCATAGAAGAGATGCAGGTATTGAAGAACCTGCGCTTCAGCGACGTACCTTCCCCCATACGTGGGCACTACAACTGGCCGGGGCTACACAAACCCTTCAAGCACCAGTACACGACGGCAGAGTTTCTGACCTTGAACCGCCGGGCGTTCTGCTTCAACGAGCAGGGCACGGGCAAGACTGCATCCGTCATCTGGGCTGCGGATTACTTGATGAATACAAAGATGGTACGCAGGGCGCTAGTAGTGTGTCCCCTCTCCATCATGCAGCCTGCGTGGGAGACCGACCTATTCAAGTTCGCCATGCACCGCACCTGCGCTATCGCCCATAGCTACTCAAAAGAAAAACGTATAAAGGCTGTGGCTAGTGATACCGATTTTGTTATATGCAATTTCGATGGGTTGGATATCGTCAAGGATGAAATCAAGAAGGGCGCGTTTGACCTGATTATTGTTGACGAAGCCAACGCCTATAAGAACGTGTCCACTAAACGATGGAAGGTGCTTAGCTCCATCATGCGCCCCGACATGTGGGTTTGGATGCTTACCGGCACCCCGGCAGCGCAGGCTCCAACCGATGCGTATGGATTAGCCAAGATCGTCAACCCATCCAACATACCCAAATTCTTTGGTGCGTTCCGAGATCAGGTCTTGTTCAAGGTGTCGCAATTCAGGTGGGTTCCGAGACCGCAGTCCGAACAGATTGTCCACGACGCCCTACAACCAGCAATACGTTTTACCAAGGACGAATGCTTGGACCTTCCGCCAATGACGTACGTTATGCGCGATATTCCACTAACCGCACAGCAGACCAAGTACTACGAAGAGATTCGTAAACACATGTTGACAATTGCTGCGGGGGAAGAGATCACAACGGTCAACGCGGCTGCGAGTCTCAACAAGCTATTGCAACTATCATGCGGAGCAGTATATTCCGACAGCGGGGAGATCGTCGCGTTCGATGCAAAGAACCGTATGGCATCGCTGCTTGAAGTGATTGAAGAAGCAAGCCAGAAGGTCATCGTATTCGTACCCTTCAGGCACGCCATCGACATCATCGCGGAAGAACTAAAGGCCAACAAAATCCCATGCGAAATCATCCACGGCGGGATATCTGCCACCAAGCGCACAGAAATATTCAAGAAGTTCCAAGAGGACAAGGACCCTCGCGTACTCGTAATTCAGCCGCAAGCTGCTGCGCACGGAGTAACCTTGCACGCCGCAAACGTAGTCGTATGGTGGGGACCAATTACCTCCATTGAGACTTACTTGCAGGCGAATGCTCGTGTTCATCGCGCAGGTCAGCATCATCCGTGTACGGTCGTACACCTCCAAGGAAGTCCGGTAGAGAAAAAAATCTACAAGATGCTCTCACAAAAATTGGACGTGCATACGAAGCTGATTGATTTGTATCGAAATTTTGTTGTTGAAGAGGCTTGACTTTGTATAGTTGAGCCGCTATAGTACGAACCATAAGGAGAAGCGATATGAGTGCATTAACCGCTGATAAACTCGCTGCCGTTTACGTTAAAATACGAGAAGCGCGTAGAGAGTTAGCCAAGAAAGATACTGAGTTGAAAGAGCAACTCGACGCGGTATCTGAGAAGTTGTTAGAGATTTGCAAAGAGCAAGGTGCTACCACCATTCGTACTGAACATGGTACGGTGTCACGTCGCACTAACAAGAACTACTGGACTAGTGATTGGGATGCGTTCTTCAAGTTCATGAAGGAGAACGACGCCTTCTCTCTGGTTCAGCACCGTATCAACAATACGAGCATGGCACAGTTTCTTGAAGAGAACCCAAACCTTTTCCCGCCGGGGCTGCAAGCCGAAGTCGGGCAGAGCATTGTCATTGTTAAACGCTAGGAGCGCAGTATGAGTAACGATCTCACTATTCTGGAATCAGGTCTGCCAGATTATCTAAAGAACCTGCAAGTTGACGATACCACCAAAGCCCTCATGGGCGGCAGTGCAAGCACTGGTACTAAGCGCATCTCCATCCGTGGTGGTGTGTGGCGCATGATGGTCAACGGTAAGGAAGTTGCCAAGAACGAAGACCGTCAGATGAACGTGGTCATCGTGAACGCAGCCCCCAAGGTGTCACGCAGCTACTACACTGGTACGTATCAGGAAGGTGGTGAAGCTACGTCCCCTGAGTGTTGGTCTGCCGATGGCGATGCGCCGGATGCAAAGGCAGCAAACCCACAGGCCAAGCGCTGCATTGATTGCCCTCAGAACGTAGCCGGATCTGGGCAGGGCAATAGCCGTGCCTGTCGCTACAGCCGTCGCCTTGCGGTCGTCCTCGCAAACGACATTGGTGGAGATGTTTTCCAGTTGACGCTTCCCGCGCAGTCTATCTTTGGTGCAGGCGAGCCGGGCAAGTGGCCGCTTGAGGCTTACGCCAAGCTAGTTGGTAGCAAGGGGTTCCCGATCACGGCGGTCGTTACTGAGATGCGGTTCGACACTAGCAGTGCTACACCGAAGCTGACCTTCAAGGCTGTCGGGTATCTGGACGAGCATCAGCATGAACTGGCTATCAAGCAGGGCAAGTCCGAGTCTGCACTGCGCGCCATCACCATGACTGTGGCCGAAGCCGACAATGCAAAGCCCAAGGCTATCGCACCTCCGAAGGTTGAAGCTAAGCCGGAGCCGGAGGCTAAGCCGGAACCCGAAGCTGCTGCTGATGAGCCGGTCAAGCGCAGCGCAAAGAAGCCGGAACCTGCGGTTACTGACAAGACTGACTTGTCGAAGATACTTGAAGAGTGGGATGACTAATGGCTAGTCGTGGGTACTCAATACTCACGGCACGGTATATCAACGAGGCTAGTTCGGTGCTGCTTGGCGTGAAGCTAGGCAAGATCTGTGTGGCCAAGAATATTCCCGTGACCGATGTGGCTGAGTACTTGAACGTAAGTCGCATGACGGTTTACTCATGGTTTCTGGGTAAGCACGACGTTGCGGACAAGCACTACGCCAAAGTTCAAGAACTAGTAGACAAGTTATCTTAAGGTTAGGTGGGCTAGGTTAGCTACCGAAGAGGGCGTCGCCGATCCGCCCCTGCCCATCCTATTTGACGGCATTAGAGGTCGGCTATGATTTCAAGAAAAGATTTTCTTGCTCTCGTTCTTCCGCCATTGGAAACCGATGAGTACTACTGCACCGTAGGCATAAAAGAAAACGGGGACAACAAAGACATCAACCAGCGGTTCGTTACCAGCATTGACGAGATCTGCCAACACGCGGATGAGTTCGTAGCTGGCACGTATAACGCATTCTTTGCTATGGCTAAGTACGGTACCGAGAAGCGCCGTACTACCAAGAACGCACGCGCCCTGAAGTCGTTCTATATTGATCTGGACTGCGGACCCGGCAAGCCGTTCGCTGACATCACACATGGCATGCTTGCGCTCAAGGATTTCTGTAGGGCTACCGGGCTACCGCGCCCGACTGTGGTTAAGTCAGGCATGGGTGCGCATCTGTACTGGGTATGCGATGAGGCTATCCCGCGTGAGAAGTGGTCACTGCATGCCGAGCGCCTCAAGGCTCTGTGCGTCCAACATAAGTTTGACGTTGATCCGGTAGTTACCGGCGAGGCTGCGCGTGTTCTGCGCATCCCGGAGACCATGCACGTCAAAGATCCTACCAACCCGATCCCGGTTGAGGTCTTGAACGTCGCCCCTCCCCTGCCGTTCGCCGAGATCAACAGGCTGCTTGAGCCTACGCAGGACATACTTGATGCGGCCAAAGCGCCAGTCAAGCGACAGCTAGACCCTCTGACTCTGATGCTGATGGGCAACAACCAGTCTAGGTTTAAGACTATCCTCACCAAGTCTTTGCAGGGCACCGGCTGCGCCCAGATCGCCAACGCTTTCAACAATCAGGATACGCTTGAGGAACCCCTGTGGCGTGCGGCGCTTAGCATCGCCCAACAGTGCGTGGATAGGGATAAGGCCATCCACATACTGTCCCGTAAGCACCCCGGATACTCTGCCGAAGCTACGGAGCAGAAGGCCAACGACACCAAGGGGCCGTATACCTGCGAGACTTTTAGGAAGACCAAGGCAAGCCTGTGCGAAGGATGCCCCCACAAATTCTCCTCTCCCATCCAGTTGGGCAAGGAAGTTGCCGAGGCCAAGGAAGGCGATAACGTAATTATTGACGTACAGGAGATAGGGGACGGGCAGGCTAAGGTCAAAGAGGCCAAGGAATACATCATCCCCAAGTACCCGTACCCCTTCTTCCGTGGCAAGAACGGCGGGGTGTATCGGCACACCAAGACTAAGGACGATGAGGATATCGACGAACTGCTCTTCCCGTTTGATTTCTATGTAGTGAAGCGAATGATCGACCCAGACTTGGGCGATACCATCTTCCTCCGGTTCCATTCCCCGAATGACGGGGTGCGCGAACGCATGATCCCGGCTGGGTACGTGGTAGCCAAGGAAAAGCTGATGGCGGTCATTGCCGAAATGGGCATCACCGTGCTGGGTAAGCAGCAGGAAGCGGTTCAGGCATACATCAACGCATGGGCACACCACCTTATGACTATAGAAAGAGCAGAAAAGGCGCACCGCCAGTTCGGTTGGACAGAGGACGAGAGCGGTATTATTATCGGGGATAGGGAGATCCGGGCTACGGAAGTCGTCTATAGTCCGCCATCTGCCCCAACCCTGCCCCTCGTACCGTTCTTCCAGCCAAAAGGCGACTTCCATGTATGGAAGGATATTATAAATTACTACGCCAATCCCGGAATGGAGGCACGCGCATTCGCCTTCTTCTTGGGGTTCGGTGCCCCACTAATGAGACTCACTGGGCTAGATGGGTTCCTATTAAACCTAGTGAGCCGGGACGCGGGTACTGGCAAGACCACTACGTTGTACGCTATCAACAGTATCTACGGCAGGCCGAGAGAACTAGCCCTAGCGCCCAAGGATACGTACAACGTGCGCATGAATCGACTTGGCACCATGCAAAATCTCGCCGTCACGATGGACGAGATAACGAACATGGAGGGGGAGCAGATGTCCCAACAAGTCTATGACGTTACTATGGGGCGCGGTAAGCACCGCCTGAAGCAGCACGATAACGTAGAGCGGAACAACAATACCAAGTTCCAGACTGGGATGATTACGTCATCCAACCGGTCGGTTACCGACGTGCTTCTCTCCGCAAAAGCGTTCCCGGACGGTGAGTTGAAGCGCATTCTGGAGATCCAGTTCAAGCCAGACGGTGCGGATGCTACGTGGTCTCGTAACCACTTTGAGCGTCTGATGCATAACTACGGGCACGCTATTACCCCGTATTCCCAAGCGCTTGTTGGGCAGTTGCCGTACGTAAAGGACATCGTGAATGACATCCGTACACGAGTTGATACGGCTGCGGACATCCACAAGTCAGAGCGGTACTGGGGGCTTATGGTGTCGCTGTCTATCGCTGGCGGCAGGATCGCTAAGAAGCTGGGGCTGCACGATATCCCAATTCAGCCGGTGTTCGACTTCGCCATAAATCTCATCAAGGAGACCCGCGATAGGAACCGCACGTACACGTTCGACGGGAAAGAGTTCCTCAGCGTGTTCTTGGGCGACCACTTCCACGAGATTCTTGTTATCAATGGATCGAAGGACAAGCGTACCGGACTGGAACAGGGTGCCATCAAGGAGCCACGTGGGCAGCTAATTGCACGCTACGAGCCGGATTCCAAGACGCTGTTCGTGTCTATGAACTCGTACCGCAAGGCGTGCAACAGGGCGGCGACCAACTTTGAGGAGTCACTTGAGAGCTACGTAAAGAGCGGCGCACTCATGCTGCACGGTAGTAAGAAGGATAAGGTATGGCCAAAGCGGCTGTTTGCTGGCACACTGGCGAGCAACAACGCGGCAACCCGCTGCCTCTGGTTCGATACTACCAAGCTGGATTTCTTCGACGAGAAGGCGCTGCTACGTGACGATAAGGATATTCAACCTGCCGATCCTGATCCGGTGGGATAAGTTCTCACCGGGGTCTTCGTTCTTCATCCCCTGCCTAGAGCGTGGGAAAATGGAGCGACTTATAAAGAGCGAGGCTGACAGACTGAAGGTAGAGGTCTTGTGCAAACAAGTTATTGAGCGTGGGGTTTACGGCTTGCGTGTTTGGAGAGTAGACCGTACAATCCGCCAGCACTCTACTTCTCGTACAGAGAAGCTTAGCCCCCGCTAGTCGGGGGCTTTTTTTATTCCTCTTCCTCGTCTTCGTCTTCGTCTGTCTCGTATCCAGTATCCCGGATAACCTGCTGAGCCAGCTTGGGTTTAAGATTCACCCCGGCCACAGACTGGTTGATCTTGTTCTTAAGCCGAGTTAGACCTTGCATCACAGACGGGCCAGTAATCGCAGCGCCGGGGTTCTTGGCGTTGAACTTCTGAATTTCCTTCAGGATCTCTGCTCTTGAAGGCTCGTCGTGATTCATAAGCGCCATGACCATACGGTTGCGGATCTTCGACGCACGTTCAGTAATCGCATTTTGCTGCTCAATCAGGGCAGAGCCCTTCTCGTATTCAGCGGCAACGTCGGCTGGGCTGAACCCAAGCACCTGCATAAACTGGTTGTAGCGACTTATGTCCTTCACAATCGGCGTGCCATCTTTCAGCGTGGCACCTTCCGTTCCGTACCGGAACCCCTTCATGATGTTAGCCACAAAGCGCGGAGCCAACTGCTCAAGACCACGGCTCAAATTACCATCCTTCATGGTCTCTATCGCCTTTTCAGCACCCACCGCATAGCTGTAAGCCGGTCCAAATAGCTGCTCGAACGTATAGCCGACCACGCCAATGTCATCCACACGCTTGGGGTCATCTCTCCACATCATGTTGTCCCAACCAGCGCGGCTGGCAATATCTGTGTTGAAGAAATAGTTGAGCGGGCCTTTGAAGTTAAGCATGCCCACCGATTCCCGAACCTTGTTCTTGGCACTATACGGCTCGTCATCATCCCCGAAGATACCGTTGAGCAGGTCAGCTAGAGCCTCTGCACCACCCACGAACGGCATGCCCTGCACGCCAGAGAACACGTAGGCCATAGCGAAGTAGCCAATAAGCTGGGTTCTAGCAATGTCCCGTACTTCCTTGGACTCGCCCTTAGCCGCATCCTTAAACGTCGTGGTAATAAGCCACATGCGGTTAATGGCAAACTGCTTGAACGTGAGCGCCAACTTGGCTAACTGGTTACCGGAAATGCTTGGACCTGCCTTCGGGAATGCTGAGCCGTACGACTCAAACACTACCTTCTTGGCGTCTTCGTAAGCTGCGTTTTCCAGTTCCGTGCCGGTAAGCCCCTTCTTCCTAAAGGCTTCCTTAGCTAGTTCATAAGCCGAGAAGAACGTAGTCTCCCTCTGGTACTTATCGGATTTCGCAAACACCAAGTTGACAACCCTATCTGCCCCTGCCTTTACGTCGGTGGCGGCGCTGCCAAGTTTCTTGAACTCTGCAATATCCTCTGGGCGCTTTTCCCCCACAAGCCCGTCGCCCTTGGCACGCTCATACATGCGCTTCATATCATCTGGGCGCGTATTTGGTGAGAAGAAGTACTTGTTAGACCGGGACATAGCCGCGAACGCATTGCCCCAGCCGTGCTTTCCACCAAGGATGCCGTACACCACCATAGGCGAGTGAGTGATATCCACGACAGCCGAAGAAATGTTGCCGCCCAAGAACATCAGGTAGCTGAAGTATCCAGCTTTGTTTACGACGTTGTTGAACGACGGGTTGCGGTAGAAGTTCAACTGCTTGCTTACAGTCTGCTGCAAATCCGCCGAAGCATTTGGATCCAGTTCGTAGGATTCAAAGGAATCCCGCTGGGCACCCTTCTGCATTGCAGCTTGCGCAGCTTTCCTGCGTAGCTCAGCCGTAGTGAACCCGTTGCGCACGGTCTTGCCAGAGCTATCCTTGTACTGCATCCAGTACTGGCCCTGACCAATATCCGTAAGGAAGTTTTGGTGTGCCTCTTCAATCTGCGGCTGGTACTCTACATTGTTGGTACGCTTGATGTACCTAGGGGCTATGTTCGCGTAGGCGAGCAAGGGGTCTGCCTCGTAGCCAGCAGTGTTGTTTCTCCCCCTCCGCATCTGCATAACGGAATCAATCGGCAAGGTGTCCATATACAGTTCAAAGATTTCGGAGATCACCGAATCATCGACACCCTTTTCCCTAAGCGCAGCAATAGTCCTGCCGTAAAACCCAGTTGGCGGGGCAGATGCCAGAATATTCCCACCTTCAGTTGTCTGGGTAATAGTGTCACGGCGCACGCCAGACTTAACCAACTCATTGATGGCCCTATCTCGCTCACCATCAGTCGTAAACGAGCGAGCAACACGTTCGCCCTTCTTGTCGGTATAGCTGATCTTGTAGTCGCCCATGCGGAACAGGGGCAGGTACACCTTAAGCTTTTTCTTCATCAGCTCGTTCTGGATTTTCGCCCACTCGTTAGGCGTAACCGCCCTACTCAGCGCGGCTTCCATGTTCTTGGCGTGACGTGCGTATGCAATACGAAGTTCTTTGTACACCTGCTTAACTGATTCGGGCAGCTTGGCAAACTCTGCCGCTATCGAATGTTCGGTGTTCGCTGTCCAGTCTATGCCAAGCTTGGCATCCTTATGGTTTAGCACTTCCACCTGCTCGACAGTGGTATCGTGCATTACCTTAAAGAATCTGGCCTGCTGTTCAGGAGTGTACCTGCGCAGGACTTTACGCCACGCCTTCAGTTCTTTGGCTATTACGTCGTTGCCTTCGCGTACCGAAGCGCCTTCCCGGTTCTGCAAGTCGAACATCTTATTCAGATTGTCCGTATACCGGCGGAACATTTTACCAAGCTGGAACAGGCTCAAGAAGCTGAACGCACCCTGCCGCACCGGCCTTGGGATCTTGGGGTCTATGAGAGCGTCCCGCGTCCCATCGACTACGTTATCCGTACCGGGGGGCAGATTGTTCGGGATGCTGCCTACGTTGTTCACGAACCGAGTACCAGTCGCACGCTGCTCTTCAGGGGTGCTGGACTCCCGCGCATCATCATCGAACGGGTCGCTTTCCTTTGAAGCAGGGGTCTGTGAGTACTGCGCCGCAGACATAGCTGGGGCAGCTTTTTTATCTATAAACCACGCGGTATCCGCCCCCGGCCCCATTTTGTTGAGGAACCCAGCAACAGATTTAGCCGGTACAAACCGATTACCAGTGACCAGCCCAACCAGTTGCCGCATCTTGTCAGCAACAGACTTGAAGAACTTGTCCACAATACTGAGCGGCTTAGCATCCGTCGTAGCCCACTTTGATACGTTGTCTGCAAACCACTCTGGGAAGCTTGACCAATATCTACTCAGCTTAGTAGAAGGGCCGGTAACCCCCTCAGCATGGGCTTCTGCAGTCTCACGATTACGGAGCGATTCAATCTGCTCCTTAGCGGTCATACCTTTTGTTTTGGCAAGCCAATCCCCGTACTCAGCTTTGATGGCTGCTTGTACTTCTGGAGACGCGTTATCATAAGATACTTTTTGGACGATGTGCCCAACCTCGTGGGCGATTGTTTCTATCGTGCGCTCCACGCTCATACCGGGGCGGATAGCTATATAGTGGTCTTTCTTATCCTTACCGAATATACGAGTAGACCCGTCCTCCCCTGCGTCCATCCCGCCAGTTAGCGCGGCGTTGTAGTCACCATGCAGGTTATACGCATCTCTATTGCCCCTAACATCTTCTGGGTGCAGCAAGAATATGCGCGTGTTATCCAGCCCCAAAGCCTTCAATAAAGACTGGAGGTAATTGGTGTAACGTGGATCAACGTTCTTCGATGCAACTACCTGTCCACCTGTACCCTTAAATGGACCTTCGGGGGCCGCAGCGGCCTTTCGCGCATCTTCTGCAACCGCTTTTTCACGGGCAGCAAGCAGCCGTTGTTTCTGCTCAGGCGTAAATAGATCGCCAGTGTAGGAATTTATATCAAATCTGGTCCTGCTCCCCTTGGAAGATACGCCCGCGTACACAGATCCGCCAAGATCGTTATGCCCGCGAAGCAAAGCTACTTCAGGATCTGAATATACGGTTTCCCCGTTTACATCAGTTTCATGCCCTTTAGCCCATTCTGGGGCTTCAGACTTCTGCGCTTCTTCCTTTGAGGTTTTAGCAGTCGTAGTTTCAGCGGGCTTAGCTTTTGCCGCACGAGAATTGAAATCGTTTAGAACATCGGCAACTTTCTGCCCAGCAGCGTCCCGGTTAGCT